CGCACCAAAGGCAGTCAGCGCAGCAAACGCATGTGCTTCCAAGCCCGGTGTACCGTATAGGTTGAAGACTTCCTGCCACTTTGCGTAGTCACCGCATGCACCAAGGTGCTTGGCAACCGCGTCCGTGGTTGAGGATGGGGGGCTGTAGAACACGCCGTCTGCCGTGATTTCCTTATCCCCGATGATAAACTTGCTGTCGTTGTCCGCCCAGCCAAATTGTGTACGCATAAGTTCTGCCTTCCTTTTGTCTTGTAGCTCGTTCGCTGCAATGATGATGTAGTCAAAAATATGGTTAAACTGGGTGTTCCCGCACATGACGCCTTCACCCGCCAGTGTTTTGCGCAGTTCCGACTTATCGAATACCTGCTTATTCGGGGCCAGTATCTCCTTCACGCCGTCATTTGGCGTGTGCAGACGCATAACCAAAACGTCACGCAGCACGGGATCGTGCATGCGCTTCACCACATATAGGTGGTATTGGTATACAAACACGGGGTCTGCTTCGGGATCAGCCAGCTTGCGCCAGATGCCGCCCTTCTCGCCCCAGTAGAAGGGTTTTGGGTATGGGGGGATTTCAAAGACTTCCATCTCCCCTGTGGTTTCATTCAGAAGCGTGGCTTTCAGTTCTTCTTTCGGCGCTTCCTTGACTTCCATGCCAAGCACGATGGGGTTCTTGATCTTCCCAAAGTGCGGGCAAGACGCACACAGGCCGGGGTTATTCCGGTCAAAGGTAGCGCAGTTGTGCGGCCCTTCGATGTGCGCGATCTTCTGCTGGGTCTTTACCGGATCATAGTCGGGGTGGCCCGCAGAAATCTTGTGTATCGCCTTGTCCCTATCAGAACAGAACTTGGCGACGGATAAGGCGTCGAACCAGCGGGCTTCGGACAAGCTGTCGCGGTTCTCGTAACAATCAAGCAGTTGGAGACAGCCGTCGCCCTTGGCGCTGCGTGTCATAATCTTGGAGAAGGACTTGCTCGTGGCGTCTTGGAGCAGCTTGCCCAGTGCCGTCAGACCACGCCCCGAAGGGAATAGCGTCGGTGCCTTTGGCTTAACCCCAAGAATACTTATCAGGTCGATAATGTCCACCGGCGCACCCACGGTCGCTACAGATACCGTAGTAGCTGGGTTGTCCTTAAAGTTATATGTGCCGGGTATGCGTAGTACGCGAGCCGTTTCGAATACGTTTCGGTCTACATAAAGGCCATGCGTATCGCATAGCTCACGCAGCCTCTCTGCGACTGGCTCCCATTCTTCCGGTGTGATCTCTTGGGTCAGCGGCCAGTATACGTGCAGTCCGCGCCCTGAGTTGACAACGATAGGCTTTGGCAAACCGATATGCTTGCAGAACTTCTGAAGCGCTGCGAAGCCAGAAAGCTGGTCGATATAGCCATCTGGTCTGCCGGTCTTTGGGTTAATTATAGCTTTCGTTGGGCCGCAGTCGATATCCAACCAGAAAGACTTAAGCGCAAGTACATTGCTCTTCTTGCGCCCCGATCCATCCTTGTACTTCGCTACCCCAAAGAACACGTTACGCTGCTGCTGCACCAGCATTGCGGCGATTTCGTCAACTTCTTCCCGCGTTTCAACAAGATACTGCTTGGTGTTATCGACGCCCTTGATGCCTACCACTGCGTACCAGCCGCCAGAGGGTTGCACTGCATCTAAGAGGTCAAAATTGGTCATAGCACCCGTGGCAGGGTTGCCCCTGCTTCCTATTTTTCTGATTGTTTCACCTTAGCCGAGGGACGAAATGTACTGCTCGATGGTGGCGGCAAGGTTGGAACTGGGGGACGATGCCCCCCGGAACCAATTATAGACCGTCTGACGAGATACACCCATCCGACCTGCCACCACTGAGGCGGGGACATCATGTTTGATGCACACCCGCCCCAGCCGGACACCCAACATCTTACTGGGTGCCTTACGGTTCAGATCACAAAGGCGAAGGCTGTAGCCTTGGCTCACTTAAATTACCCTTCGTCGTCATCGCCCCAAGCATCAATAATTGATGCAAGGTTTTTGTTCTCTTCAACCGGCAACGCTTCCTTCTTGGTCGTGCGCTTCACCGGTTCTTCGAAGACGGCTTCTTCTTCATCTTCCGGTTCATCCGAACGCACTACCTGCGGTACAGGTGCAGGTGCAGGTTCCGGCGCTTCCAGCTTGGGTGTGGCTTTCACGCCATCAGCCTGTGCAACAGTAAGCTGTACGTACTTCTTGGTTTCGGGATCAGCCTGTGCCGCCTGAACCAACGCATATTCTTCGTCGCTGATGCCGCGCAGCGGCGTGAACAGCAGTTCCATGCTGGCAGCGTTGGGGTCGTAGCTGATGTTGGTCACGACTGTGTCAGGGTTTTCCCCGTTCGCCAGCAGATACTTAAGGTAGCTTTCGAACGGATGCACGTTGCTGTTGCCCTTACCAAACAAGGACTTACCGGGCACGTTGAACTGGTAGACTTCGCCAGTCGGATCACCTTCGACCAGAATAGCGATGCGGCGTTGATAGCGGCAAGCTTTACCACCGTTCTCCCCCGAACCCTTGATGTTCTGTGGGCATGCCGCGCAGTTGGTAGCCTGTGCGTTGGGAGCATTAGCTTCCGGCTTGTCACCAAGATTCGACCAGCAGTCAGGCAGCGTCGGCTTGGCATTCGGATCATACTTGGCTGCATAGAACTGGCGGGATACCTTGGGCAGCAAGTCCACGATGATGCAGTTGAACTCACCACGAAGGGCATTGCCGATCTGCTCACCATTTACCATGCGCTTGAAGGTGCCGTTGGTGCTGGTGGCGATGCGGCGCATCGTGCTGGTTTGTGCCAGCGACTGCCCAAGAGCGGTTGGCCCGCGACGTGTTGCGGTTGAAACTGCACCGGCTTGTTTGAAGATAGTCAAGTTGCTCATATAGTCCTCATTTGGTTGTCGGTTTACGTACGGTGATCGCGTACTTGCGGTCACATTGGAGACCCGCAGGGAACGCCTCTGGATTTTCATCCAAGAACTGCTTCATGTTCCCGTTGTGGATACGCTGCTCCAGAAGGAACGGTGCATCATTCTCCTTAATGAAACGGTACATGGTCTCCCAATCGGTCGTCCAATACCGCTGCGACACACGGCGCGAAATCGTGCCATGAGGCGTCTTTATGCTGTCGGCGTTTTGTCGATTACATGATTCCAGCAGGGCGTTGCCCACTGCATCAAGCTGCTCCTTCAATGCACCGATCTCTTCTTTATACTGTTCGTCACGAACCTCAATGGCTTCGCGTATTTTTCGATACACTCGGACAAGTTCGTCAAGCGGCATATCTAATTCTGGGGTTGTCATATTTGCTCCTTTCACTGACACCAACCATAACTTAACATTTTACAGTGTCAAGCATCAGAAGCAAGAACTTTGCGATACAGGTCGATAATTTTTTCGTGGTTGTTAATGTTGCTTTGCAGCATGTGGTACAGCTTTGCCTCTACGTCGCTACCACGAATATGGACGATGGTCATGGCGTTCTTCTGGCCCGGACGGTTGATACGGGCGTTTGCCTGTAGGTAGGTTTCAACACTAGTTACCGGCGCGTACCAGATGATTGTGTCCGCTGCCGTCAGCGTCAGCCCGTGCGATGCAGCCTGTGGCTGGATGAGCAGCACATGCGGGTCTTTCTTCGTCTGGAACTCCGTGACGATGTCGGTGCGCTTATGCACCGGAACCTTGCCGTTGATGACATCGCAAGAGATGCCTTCCTTCTCCAGCTTGTCTCGCAGTAGCTCGATGGTATGCGTGAACGGCACGAAGACCAGCACCTTATTTGCAGCCTCTTCGATAACTTCCAGCACGACGTTCAGGCGGTTGCTGACATCAAACTCAATGACTTCGCCATTGTCCGAATAGACCGCACCACCGCTGATCTGTAGCAGCTTGTTCAGCTTAGTCGCCGCATTGACCGCACTGACTTCCTCTCCCGCTGCTTCGATAAGCATCTCGGTCTTGAGCATTGCGTAATATGACCTTTGCATCTTGGTCATCGGCGCTTCGCGTTCGACGTGCGTCACTTCCGGCAAGTCAAGACAATCCTTCTTCTCGAACCGGATCGCGGGCTGTAGCACCCGATGCACTACCTTCTCCGACTGTGGGCGCGGTGCCCATTTGAACTGCGTCACCTTGTACATCACGCTGTCGCGGAACTGGCCGAAGTATTTGGGGCATTCAGGATTTACCAGCTTTGCCAGACCAAACGCATCGACAGGACTTTGTGCTGCTGGCGTACCAGTAAGCATCCATAGACGCGGAGTAATAGCGTTCACGATGCGGTTGAGCACCTTCCAGCGGTTTGTCTGCGGGTTCTTGTAGGCGTTGGCCTCGTCCACCACGATCAGATCAAAGCCACCGTTGATGATCTCTTCTTCGACAACAGCCAGCCCGTCAAAGTTAATGGCGACGAACTCAGCCCCTGCCTTGATGATCTTGGCCCGTTGCTTAGCCGTGCCGTGCGCCACGCTGCATGAGCGGTGCATAGCAAACTTGAACAAGTCCTGCCGCCACGCGCTGTCCATAATGGACAAGGGGCAAAGCACCAGTACGCGCTTAACCTCGTTACGCTTCATCAGATAGTCTGCTGCCCAGATGACGGATGCCGTCTTACCTGTACCCTGCTCGTTAAAGCAGAAGGCGCGGTCATGCAGTGTCAAGAAGGAAGCGGTTGTTTTCTGATGATCAAATGGTGTCAGCCGCCCTGTCCATAAATAGTCACGCAGAATGGGAGAAGGCACGTTGGGTGCCTTCATCTTCGCCAACATCCGCGCTTCTTTGATGCCCCAGTGGATGGCTACTTCTGATACACCGTCCTTCGTCGTCAGCACCTTCGACTTTGCAATCTGGCTGATGATCGGTTTGGGGTTTGGCGTTCTGACGAGTAGCACCTTATCGTCAACGATTTGCATTACTTCTTCCTTTTGCGTTCCCGACTGCTCGTTTCGGAAACCAAGTTTCTCTTCGCATCCCGCTTGAACGAGCGGTTGGCTGACGCGCTTTCCACGCGCACACCGTTCTTGTTTGATCCGCCCTTGTCAAAGGCTTTAACGTGGGCAACGTCTTTACCGTCGCCCTTATGAACTTTCCCTGCCTTCATCATCTTGGCACGGGCAGCGTTGCGGGCAGCACGGTTCTTCTTCTGCTGCTCACTGCCTTGGTACGTATCGTACTCCCGGCGATAATTGCGAACCTTCATCGGCATTTAGCGTCTCCTTGGACGGTGATGCTCGCATTGTACCACAGGGCACCATCCGCATAAAGGCCCGGATTTGGGATTAAATACCCCCGCTTGCATTGCGTCTTCTAGGCTATCCAGTTGCCGGTCAAACACCGACATATAGTCTGCCAGCTTGTCGCGCACGTGCGTCTTCTTCGGAAACTCGTTGCTGACCACATAGGCCAGCCCCGACTTGATCTTGTTGACTTCGGGGAAGTGAATGAACACCGCCCCTGCCATCAGGTCAAGCTGTTTCATGTCGGCGTATTTCGCGTTCTTGCCCGTCTTATAGTCGATCATATGAGCGTTTCCCCCCTC